CGTATCTTTGCTCAATTCTTAATCTTGAATTATGATGAGAATCCATCATAAGGTTAGTATCCCAACTACCATCGTTGTTCGATGATGCATCCCCTACATATAAAAATGCTGTAGTGTTTGATACATTTACTTGTCCGTAAAAATTAGCTGTTTGGTCAGACTTTAATTGCAATGCAAGAGCACTAGCACTATTAAGGTAAAAATTAAATGAATCATCTGTACCATGCATCATCATTGTTTTTAATGCACCACCTTCAAAGAATTGTATTTTTCCTATTCTATCTGTTGGTGATTTAATATTTAAAGAGGGAGAAGTTCCACTAGCAATACTTTCAATTATTACATTTGTATCAGTAGATGCATTACTGACGTGAAGCATCTCAGTAGGCGATACTCCAATACCTACATTGCGAGACTTTATAAAAACAGTATTTGAATTTCCTCCATCTGTTAATACAAGAGAATCTGCACTTGAATCATTAAATATTTGTGCTTTTAAAGTTGAGCCTTCACGAAACATTAGATGAGAATCTCTATCTGCTACTGACCTAATATCTACGCTACCACTTGATTGAGCTTGAGCTGATTCTACTATTAATTGAGCATCTCCAGTAGAACTTTTAAGGTGCGTTAAGCTTGAGGGACTTGTAGTACCAATCCCCACGTTTCCTCCACCTAATACAGTTATTCTTGCAGTATTATTTGTTTTTAATTGAAGGTCTGCACTATGGTAGTTACCTATGTGCATTGGCTCTGTGCCACCACCTTCAATTCGTATTGCACTAGCCCAATGTCCAGTTGTAAGAGTATGCGAATTATCAGAAACTATAAATCTCGAAGCGTATATATTTGATGCAGATGTAAGGTTGTACCCACTATGACCTAATTCAATCCAATTATCTGAACGAATACCTATTAACCCTATAGTTGCACTACCACTTGTTACACCATGTAATTTGGTATTGTTAGTTTTAAGGATTGTAGGGCCTATTAAACCAATATCGCCAGAACTTGTTAGGGATATTCTATATTGACCATTTGTTTTAATATGAAAATTCTGACCATCCGTAGTGCCTATACTGTCTCCACCACCAGATACATCAAATACTGCACTTCTAATATTTGTTAATGCTGTGCCTGTTGGTGTTGACGTCAGATAATTAGCACTTACATGATTTTCAGTAGCTACTTTTTGATTACCACTATCGTAGTAGTGACCTTGTATAGTTAGATGGTTGCTACCATCTACTTTCGTATATCCTACTAAGTCAGTACTGGTTAATATTTTTTTATACGTTGCCATCTTTAGCTTGTTCCTTCTCGAATGCTTTAGTTAGCTTTTCTAATAACTTTGCAAATAAGATAGCATCTTCACCTTTAATCTGTGAGGCATTCAATGCTTGTACTATAATATGTAGATTTTGTAAATCCAGTTCAACTTTCAAGATTCCTCCTGTGTAATTCGCCTAACTTTTTTATTACTGTATAGGCTTGTTCAATTTCATTACCTTCAAAAGTTGCCCTACTCAAAATTTTTAATAAGAAGTCTGTGTCCACAACCCCCAGACTAACTGGAGGCTGTGGAACACTCGTTACTTCTTTTGCTTTACTATACTTAGACAATTAAGCTGTTCTTAAGTACATATCAGTATTTGATGAATCGTATACTATTCCACCTACTGGTGCTTCTGTATCACTATTCCCAGGAACTCCAGCTTTATTTACGTTTATCATTACTGCTGTAGATGATGCTGGGAAAGCAGATGCAGAATCTGAACCTACTGCCCATGCTCCTTTAGATTCGTCCCAGAATAAATGCTTATACTGGTCTCCAGTTGCACTTGCTCTGTTAGCTACAAGACCTGTATCAACTGCTATGTTTCCACTTAAATCAGAGTTCAGCAACATTGTATTGTCAGCAATCTCTAATGTTTCTGTAGCAGTACTAATTGTTGTACCACTAACTGTTAAGTCACCAGCGATTGTTAAGTTTCCAGATATGTTTGTGATAGCCTGTGTTGCATCAACAGATAACACACCAGAACTATGCCCAAGACCAGTACCAGCTACAGTTGAATCCAATGCAAACGTAAGAGTTTCATCTGAACTTTGGTCTACTGTAAAGTCTCCACCACCAGATAAACCATCACCAGCAGTTAATGTAATGGTGTTATTGTTTGGAGAAGGAACATCAGCCCATTGAGCACCACCACCATCATTTTTTAGAAATTGACCAGATGAACCAGAGCTAGCACTACCATTCTTGTCTCTAAACATAGTATGTGTAATAGAACCATCTGCTATATGAGTATGGTCTACTTTATCAGCACCAATAGACAAAGCTAATGCTAAGTTCCCAGTACCATCAAATGTTTGTATTGAACCAGTAGTTACATCACCAGTACAAGTAAAGTTTCTAGCTGTTGCTAGCTTTGTTGCCGTAGCTGAATTCTGCGAAACGTTACCACTCGAACTTTCGACCACGACCTTTTTATATGTTGCCATATACTCTCCTATTGTTATTGATTATGAATAAGCTATATAGCCATGTATATATGCCCATTTAAATTCACCAAGTCTCCAGCCGAAGGGTTGGTTGGTGCGCTACTTACGCTTTTAACTCTAAGAGTACCATCGTCTTTTAAAGTCAAAAGTGAGTTTGAACCAGATTTTAGGTTCAATTCTGTTTGATTAGATGAAATATTCCCATCTGTACTAAATAAAGTATTACCAGTTACTGTGCCAGTAACAGTAAGTGCTCCAGCAATCTCAACAGCAGAAGTACTCAAGAACAAAGGGCTTGATATACCTTCTCCGTCAAATACTCTTTTAGCAGAAGCCTCTAAGCCTTGATTTGGATTATTCCTATCAAGGACAGTTAATAAATCTTTATAGGTATTTTGTATTTGAAAATCTTTTAGGCTACCAGCCATACTAACCACCCCTTATCGTTGATTGCACTTCTCTAACTGTCTTTTTTTGAACAGCTACAGCAATCTTAATTCTTCTTATTATTTTTTGAGTGATACTTGCCCATCTTTCAGCTCTGCTCCAAGTGAGTTCCATGTCTTTCCACTTAGTAATACCATCGCTCTCTGTATTCGCAATTTCACGTAAGCTCAAAAGTCTGTTCCAATAATTTGTATTGAGGATTCTTCACTTTTATGTGAGTTAGCTTCTTGCTTGCCTTCAGCACAGACTGCATTAAATTTTTGATGAAAATAACTAGCGATTTTCATTTCTCCTTTCTTTTCGTATCCATGTGCAATAGCCTTATAAGTCAAAGCTTCATGGTACTCTACAGGAATTACAGGAGATTCTTTCATTCCATGCTCAATACGAATATTGTTTGTTTGCGCTCCGTTCTCTGCACTTACAAAAGGAGCATCATGTCTTGATACATGAAACGTAGCTGTTCCAGCACTTGGTCCAGTAAAGCTTTCGCTATCTGATGTATCTGCGAATGCTATTGCATCTTTATCTATCCAATAAACCTTAGCCATTACGATACATCCAAATCTTGAGTATCTGGGACACTAAGCAATCTTTTAATTCTTTTATTGTCAAAGTAAACCAAATTGATTGAAATGATTTCATCGTCAATCGTATACCATCGAACTCCATTTGCAATTTCCTGGTCGAAGACACCTCTTAATAATTTTGTTTTCTTAGTAAACTCCCTTAACCCTTGATTAAGATATACTCGTATTTCATTCTCTAACATCCCTGGATGATGAGTACGAACTAATTCTATCATTTGCTCCTGAGTTAATCCATAACCATAGGTATTGGAGTTCGGTGTTGTTTGATTATTTGTTGCCATCTGTTACTTTCCCCATTTGCCCATTTAGCCTCATAATTTCATCTTTATACATTTCTGAGACATTTAATAGTTCTTGCTGAACAACTTGTGCTAACTCAATATCTTCGTCATCATGTATTAATAAATTCATCTTATGTTGCAATAATCTTAAAGCTGAGCCAATCACCACAGCGTATTCAGCTAAATCTGGAAAGTTTGTTATAGAGCTATTATTCCAAGCAACACTTGGGTATCCACTATAATCTAATGTTCCTTTTTGATTAGAAGCTGGGTTTGGCTTAATAAATAATTTTCCACCAGTACTTGCTTGCCCTTCGATATAATAGACTGGACTTCTTCTAGTTGGCTCTTTAATACTGCCACTTCCAGCCTCTAGATGTGCTTTTTCCTCTAACGGCATTTCCACACAACCATAACCTTCTCTATTTACTTTAACTATCTTTTTATCTGTAACGTCTACGCCTGTATTGTCTTCGATTGATATTTGTATAGAATCCTTAATTAATACCTTATCTGGCAATACATCTAAGACTGCCCTAGCTGATTCTGTTAAAAATTCACTTATCATGTCTTTGTAGGTAGTATATGCAGAATTACTATCAAAATTTGATGTACCAGCGATATTCTCTACTTTCTTTAAAAAAGTCATTAGCCTAGTGCTTCTTCCCAGTTAGATAAATTTGCAATTTGATTTAAAGCTTCTTGAGCTGATTCTGTATGATTTGAGGAATTAGACCTCATCTTATTAAAAATTTCTTGTACTGTATACTGATAAGGATTGCTTTCATATATAATATTCATTACCTCAACCTCAGTATATCTTTGCAAAGCAATATTGGAGTAATTGACGCTATTATGAGTACCCATAGCTTTTAATCTTTTATTTAAAGCTTCACGAAAAGTATAATCGTGCTTTCCGTCTCCGTTTATTGTATTCATTCTTTCTTGTAGTGTCATAAATCCCTTTCAGTAAAGGGGAGCCTGAAGCTCCCCCTTACATTTTCTACTTACTATTAGCTACCAGCAGAAACCTTAACTGTACCACCTTCAGCCCAAAGCTGACCAGCTTCGTTTGGGTCTGAGGTTGGTAAGTTTAACTTTACTGTGCTATTAGCCTTCAACTCAAGCTCAACTGCAACATCACCAGAGAGAGCATCAGAAATATGCTTGATGTTCTCCTTAGCTTTTCCGTCAGCTAGAGAATGAGTTATTCCATCTTTTACTTTAGCCATGTATCACCTCCTATGGTGTTACCATTAAAGCGTGTGACTCAATCAAGCTAACACCAATACCTTCATCTGACATATACTGGTCTTTAACACCATCAAAGTCATTTGCTTGTATTGAGGCTTGGAATTGAGGCTTTCTATACTGAGCGTGGAATAGATTCTCATCTGATACGATAAGCATATGCTTATTGTAAGGTCCACGAAGTACAGGAGTTGGAATCAACTGAAGAACACCATGAGGTGTTTCTAAAGTTCTGTAATTGAAACCAAGACCATCACGTTTCATGTCGCCAAGATTAACTGTCCATCCAGAATCTCCAGCAAAAGAACCAGCGTTTCCACCCATCTTTGACCAGTATCCTAAAGCTCCAGCTCCAACGAAAGCACGTTTCATTCCAGCAGTTGGTACATATTGGAAAATCTTTTCCATTGCATCAACGAACTCAGCATAAGTATCTACATCTGTAGAAGCAAAAACGTTTTGCTCGTATGGGTCTAATCCACCAGCTCCAGAACCATCATTACCATGCTTTTTAATTGCTGGGATAAGTCCCATTGTTGTACGAAGAGTATTTCCAGCAACATCGCCAAGTGATTCAATACCACCAGCGCCAGCTCCCAATGAACCACCTTTGATTCCAGCTAGATTAGAACCGAACAAGAATGCACGTTCTTTCTGAATCTTATGCTCTTGAGCTTTAATATCACGTAAGCGAGCCAATTCTTTTGACTCTCCACGAAGAGAAGCTTCAAGCAATGTTCCAGTAATCTCTACAGGTGTCTTGAAAATCTGACA